TTAGCTTAGGCTAAGGTGTTGTACAGGGCGTACCCTGCGTCATAGTTCAGAACCTTCGCCTGAGACTCAGAGCTTGCGAGGTAAGTGATACCGCGAGGGTTCTTACTTACCTCAGCATCCATCGTGCTATTGGCTACAATGGTGTAACCGAAAGCAGGAGCCATCAGACTGGCGTTCTCAGGCACATAGAGCAGCCAGCACATCTCAGTACCGTAGATGTTAGCCAGCACTGCGGTCTGTCCTTCGATAGCGGAGTTGTACGAAGCGCCAGCAACGTAGTAGCTCTTTACACCGAAGAAAGCAGCCATCTGCTCATTCGAGGGCTGACCCGCATAGGTAGCAATCGAATAAGAGGCCCTAACATAGTCCACGAGAACAAGGTGTACATCAGGGGTCACAACCAGTACGTTAGGGAACCTGCCAGTAGCAGTCCTAACCTTGGCCATACCCGTATTTACATCAGCAACGGGGTCTCCACCAGCGGAGTTCCACTTGGTGCCCGGAGTTGCATACCAACCTGCGGAGAAGTTGGTGTAGGTCAGAGCAGTAGCAAGAGCAGCCTCTTCCTCAACAAGCAAGGACTGAGCTATTGACTCAGCCGCCCACTGTGCAGCGGAAATAGGTGCGTCAAACTGACGCTCAAAGGTACTAGGAACAAACTGGGACTTGAAGTGGTCGATGCAGTCGTAGTTGGCCCAAGAAAGCCCTGAGGAAACCTCAACAGCCTTCCCGAACTCGCCTACTGCGGAGTTAGTAAGCCTCAGCACGTCTGCGGAGAACTGGGCCACTTGGCCGTGAGCCTCTTTGACGTTGATTTGAGGGAGAATAACCCTCGCCAGATAGTCATCGTTGCTGTATCCGGTGAATACAGGAAGGACAAGCTTTCTGAGTTGTGCAGTGTCTACAGTAATACTCATTGTTTTACCCTTTCCTTATCCAGCCAGAGTGCCATGCATAATGACAACTGGGATTATGTCACCCGCAGCCGTGGAAGCCGCAAGGGCCATTCCAACAAGCTGGTGGGTGTCAGTGGTGGTTGCAACGCCCTTGCCAGCAGCGTCAGATTTAAGATACGAACCTACGGAGATACCACCGGCATTACCGTCAACGACCATCATGCAGACTCCACTGACCATAATGTCAGCAGCTTCTCCACTTTCCGGTGCGTTGAGGACAACCCCAACAGCCCTCTCGCCAGCACCCGCGAAGGTGCAAGTTGTTGCAGCATCCAGTTTCACATTACAATACTGATATGCAGAGATATCAGCGGAAGCAGTTACTCCCGGAAGCTGAGCAAACATTGAAGGGACTCTAAGCATTGTTTACTCCTTTAAGAGAAAAGTTCGGGATTTTCTTTTACAACCGAATTGGTTGCAGAGACGAAATCCACATGGTCTCTTGCCATTACATCATGTATGGCTTTTTCCTGCCTATCAACGATGGGCAGTTCCTCAATAACAGCAGCTTCCTCAGAGTCGCCTTGTTCTCCACTAAGAAGAACCTCTGGCTCGGCTACTACGGTGAACATACTTGCGGCGGACAGAACTATCTGTTTGGCAGAATTGTCTGCTAGACCGTTTATATGCTCTCTGAAAGACTTGCGTTTTCCAGCTTGAAGTTTCTTTTCAACTTCGGTAATAGAAGCTTCGATAGCTTCATTAGTTGGGCCTTCAGCAACAGCTTCAGGCTCAGGTTCAGGTTCAGGTTCAATGACCTCCTCAGGGGTCTCGTCTTCAACAGCCAGCATAGACTCTTCCAATAGGGCTATACGGGCTTCGAGGGCTTCCATGCGGTCTTCTACCGTAGGCTCAGTAGGTTCGTCCTCAGGGGCCTCTACAGGGGCCTCATCAGGGTCCTCAACAGCAGCCTCAACGGGGGCTTCTACAACAGTATCCTCAGGTTGGTTTATCATAACTACCACCCTTTCAACACTTGCTCCTGCGGCTATTTCTGTTAAACTAGCGCCCGGAACCGCAGGAAATTCTCCGGGGGCCAGTATACTTAGTGCGGATATTACTAGACCATAGTCCTTGTTGCTATATGGGAATGAACTACCACCCTCTAGGGAGATATCGGTTAGGATACCCTTCTTGAGTCCATCCCTTACAGCAGCATCTAGGATAACAGCCTTTGCCATTAGCCAACCATCGCTGGCTTTCCACATATCTGTAATCTTACCCGCACCTATAGCCTTAGTGCCAGAAGCATGGGTATATTTCAGGGCAGGGAGTACACCCTTAAGTTTAGCCTCTGTAAAGGCTTCAATAGCATCATCTATGTCTGAGGCGGTAATAGTAAGCTTGCCAGTAGATGCGTTGTAAGTACCCGGCTCGCATACCTTAAAGATTGCCTCAGGCTTTTCTCCCTCAGAAAACTCTATGGGCTTGTAGAAATGTATCTTAAGCCACTGCTTAGCCTCTTTAGGAGACCATTTCATAGTATCGAAGTGAACCATCTGAGCCTGTGTCTTGCCGTCATCCCCCTCGCCCCATGTAGCACCAATGCCCTCGTCAAAGGCATTACATTCCTTGCGGAACTTGCTAAACTTGTCGGGGCCGTAGATTATAGCAACGTGTTCGTTAGACATTATGCTCCTCCACCATATCCGTTAGGTGTGGGAAAACTTGACGCAATCCCACCAGTGTCATCCACGGTAGCCCACTCGCCACCGCTTAACCATCCACTAGGCTCTTCACCTGCATATACCGGAATTTTAACACATCTACATTTGGGGTGCATAGGCAGCCCCGGCATACTTGGGTCATCAGCCTTTATGAATGTATCATGCCAAGCGTCACATATCTCACAGGTTCCATCATCAAACGTAGCATCATACTTAAATCCTACAATAACGCTAGGGTCAAATACTTCTCTCTGACCTATGACATAGGCACCTGCCATTACTCCCGCAAGTAGTATGGTTGATTTATTCTCCCCAAACGCCTTATCAAGCTCTGTCTCAATGTCCATAGCAGTAAGGTCAGGAGACACCTGATTAAGTGCCGAGTTCCTCACTATATAGAACATGCTTCTATCAAGCTCGTCATAAAACCCGTTAAGGGCCATATAAACATCTTGACTTAGTATCTCTTCAGCAGCCGTAGGAGCTACACTCTTTCTCTGTATGATACTGGCCTTCTTTGGGACCATTCTTTCTGCTTGGCTAACGCCCTGTTTACGGGAGTCTTCTGCTATCACCCTAAGTGTTTTCCTGAGTTCAGTTCCACCCCTATGTGATACCTCTCCAAGCCTCTGCCTGATAATACCCAACTTAGGTACACCATTAACCATGATGTCAGGTCTCCACTGGCCGTTACTATCGAATAGAACCCTGCCTATAGCAGTCTCCATAATGGGCCTTACTTTAGCAATGGCTTCTTCCCAACTTACAAGGGCATCAGCCTCAGCTACCTTAACCTCTTTGCGGTACTTCATCATATCAGCCTTGGACCTACCAGCAGGGGCCGATAGCTCTATAGTATGGCTACATGCATGAGCCGAAATAGCATTACTATCATCTTTCTCAAGCTCGTCGGGCCAGTTTGTGCCAATACCCTCTACCATAACCTTAATAATGTCGTTCTGTACCTGAGCGGGTATCTTCTCTGTGAGGACACCAGACTGGTACGCTGAAGCAAGGGCTGCTAGTATAGGGGCGGGGTCTTCGTTACGGATTACGGCGGGAATAGATACCAGCGTCGGGGCTGGGTAATCTTCCATACCATTCCACTTCAAGAGCCTTTTAATAAGTTGCTCATTCAGAATCTCAGCGTATGCCGCGCCGTAAGCCGATAGTACCTCATCCACAATGCCCTTAGACATTTCTCTACTAGCATAGGAACCAGTGTGTAGACCTTCGGCATTTATACTCTCATCATATAGTATAGCCTTCCTGATTTCCTTATTACAGATTTCACGAATAGCATCTATATAATGCTTACCAGCCGCACCGTTAGGAATCTTAAGGTCTAGGTCTACAGTGTCAGGGAGGGTTACAGAAGGATTAGAACTCATTCTTTCAAGAATGGTCTGTACCCTATCCCTAAGCTCTGCGAAGTCAGCCTTCTTTATCTTGCCAACCCTAACACCTGAAGCATTAGAGTCCATGAATACACCGAACGACCTAAATAGGTGGGTCTTAAGCTTCCATGCGTTGTATGCCGCATAGAGAGCAGACCTGCCATAAGGGTTGAAGGGAGTACCGAATGGAGCGTAATATATACATCTGTCCATAGGTACTGGTGTACTAGCGCCAGTGGTTAGTTGATTAACCTGCGTTATATTGCCGTGTCTATCGGTATCAAAGCTGAAGTTATCAGACGGCCTCACCTTAATAGAGCTAAGCCCAATTATCGAGCCAAACTCAGAGTCATCCATTACCTGTTGGACCTCTTCAGCAATAACGAAGCCTGATATCATGGCCTCTCTATATACTTGGTCCCTCAGGATACCAAGGGTTGACCCCGGCATTATATTAAGAATCTTTCTTATAAGCCTTGCAGACTCAGCAGCCTCGCCGGAACTATCTGCCTCGATAATCTGGAAGCCCGGCATGGACCCAGTAAGGCGTAGTTCCAAAGCAGCTAGAACTTCGGCATCCCTAAGCATGGCCCTATATTCGGCAATGCCTCTAGCTGCTATTACAGGGTCTTCATTAGTGGTTAGCTTAAAGCTTCCCCATGAATCCCTATCTAATACCTCAGGCTTTGCTACTTTATTAGCAGCAGCAGCAAGCTTTATCATATCATTCATTAAAGACATCTGTTACTCCTCATCAGTACCTAGGATGTTCCTTACAACACCCTCAACTACGCCAGAGGGTCGGTAGCTTTCGCCAAGTATCCACACACCGTTGATGCCAGCCAGCCAAGGGGCTAGGGCTAAACCTACTGGGGAGTTGAATATTAGAAGTCCAGCCCAAAGCAAGTCAAGGGCTACCAGTATGATAAACCGCTTAGACTTGAGATTAACCTTTTCCGTGGCCGGTAGGGTTCCATTTTTCCTACCTGCCATTATTCACCCGCTCCATAGATTTCATGTTCCAACATATATCTTACCCACTCTACATCTGTTTCTATACGGACAAGTGTAGCAGTTACATCACTAATCTCATCGGTATTTTCTAGGATAATTACGTTGTTTTCCCTAATATCACAAG